GGCCACTACTGACGGGCGCGTTATTGAGCGTGAATGGCTCACCCAGATGGCAGCGAGCTATAACCCGCAGGTATACACCGCGCTGATCAACATGGAACACATCAAGGGTTTCACCCCTGATGGGCCCTTCCGGCGTTTTGGCATGGTGGAAAAGCTGGAAGCGGAAGAAATCACCGAAGGTCCATTGTCCGGGAAAATGGCGCTGTATGGCTGGATTGCCCCGACTGACGATCTCGTCACGATGACCAGCAACTGGCAGAAGCTTTTCACCTCAATAGAAGTTAACACCAGCTTTGCCGATACCGGCTCCGCTTATCTCGTTGGTCTGGCGATTACTGACGATCCGGCAAGCCTCGGTACTGAAATGCTGAAGTTCAGCGCCAGCGCAGAACACAACCCCCTGGCGCGCCGCAAGCTGGACAAAGACAACCTGTTTACCGCTGCTGTTGAAACGCTGATCGAGTTTGAAGACGTGCCGGAAAAAACCAGCCTGTTCACCCGCGTGAAAGAGCTGCTGTCCCGCAAAGGCGCCGATGATAACGCCCGCTTTGCTGATGTGAATCAGGCTGTTGAAACCATCGCGCGTGAGCATCAGACGCTGGCGGAGCAGGTCAGCACCCATCAAACCGATTTCAGCAACAAGCTGAGCGATATGCAGAAGGTTGTTGATGAGACAACCAGCGCACTCTCCACCCTGCGTGAGCAGCTTTCCACTCAGGACAGCCGCAGCGAACGCCGCCCTAATGCGACCGGCAATAACGGCGCAGAACAAACCACCGATTGCTGACGGAGCAAAAGCACAATGAAAAAAGAGACACGTTTTAAATTCAACGGCTATCTGACGCAGCTCGCCACACTCAATGGCGTACCTGTGAGCGGTATCACCTCAAAATATACGGCCGAGCCGTCCGTTGCGCAGACGCTGGAAACGAAAATCCAGGAGTCTTCCTCGTTCCTGCAGAAAATCAACATCATCCCGGTTGATGAGCAGTCCGGCGAACGCCTGGGGCTGGGGGTTGGCGCCAGTATCGCCGGTAATACTGATACAACCCAGAAAGACCGTGCACCCGTTGATCCGACCTACATCGACGGTGAAGGGTACAAATGTACCCAGACCAACTCTGATACGGCGCTGCCTTATGCAAAACTGGATTTGTGGGCCAAATTCCAGGACTTCCAGACGCGCATCCGTGACGCCATCATTATCCGCCAGGCGCTTGACCGTATCATGATCGGCTTCAACGGCGTGAAGCGTGAAAAAACGTCAGACCGCAAGACCTATCCGCTGCTGCAGGATGTGAATATCGGCTGGCTGGAGAAAATCCGCCAGGAGAAACCCGTTCAGGTTCTGGACAAAATCGTGTCCGAAGGCGAGGTGGTTTCTCAGACTATCCGTGTCGGTAAAGGCGGCGATTTCCTGAATCTGGACGCGCTGGTTATGGGCGCAGTGAATGAGAAAATCGCGCCGTGGTATCAGGAAGATACGGAGCTTGTGGTTATCGTCGGGCGCCAGTTACTGGCGGATAAATATTTCCCGATCGTCAACCGCGACCAGCCAAACAGCGAAGCGATGGCGGCCGATCTCATCATCAGCCAGAAGCGTATCGGCAACCTCCCGGCCGTTCGCGCGCCGTTCTTCCCGGCTAACGCTATGCTGATCACCCGTCTGGATAACCTGTCTATTTACTGGCAGGCCGGTACCCGTCGTCGTTCAGTTATCGACAATCCGAAGCGTGACCGCGTGGAGAACTACGAATCCGTTAACGAGGCGTATGTTGTCGAAGATTACGATGGCGTTTGCCTGGTTGAGAACATTGAGATGTTACCAGCGCAGGCAGACGGCAATCCGGGCGCGGCGCTGACGGCTGAAAATATTCAGACCATCGTTGCTGCAGCAGTGCAGGGCGCGCTTGATGCTCAGAATACGGGCGGCACTGGCGCCGGAGCGTGATAAATGAATCCGTTCCGTGCTCACACTCAGTATGTACAGGCACAGGATGCCGCCCGGCAGGGCGGCAGTCATGCCAGTATGACGGGTTATAACCAGATGCTGTTACAGCTGACAGAACACCGCAGGCGCCTTAAAACCGTCCAGTCAAATGAGCGCAAGGCTCAGCTCAAACGTGAGTTTCTTCCCGCTTATGCCTCATGGATTGCCGGTTTGCTGGATGCTGACGCGTCGGGCCAGGACGACGTGGCGATGTACATCATGATCTGGCGCATTGATGCCGGAGACTATACCGGTGCGCTGGACATTGCCCGTCATGCCATTAAACACGGCTGGGTCCTGCCGCAGCGCTTCAACCGGACCTGCGGGACCGCTGTTGCC